AGATGTTCCATTATATTTTAATGTAGTAAGGGAAAGGTTTCCCTTTGTATTCTCTACTACTCCCATCTCAGCGTTCTCGGTTGAACCCATCCTAATATTCATAGCGTCAACATACTCACCCTCAGGAAGTAAACGTTGGTCTACTACCTTGTTCATTCTACCTGCTATAAAGTTTCTTGTAAAATTTGCCATTTTATTTTATTTGCTTGTCCATACCTCTCATATTCATTAAGAGTCTACCGGGATGAATGTTACTGATTCTTATTTTAGCATTACTCAACAAAGCCTTTCTTTTTTTACGAGAACGGGCAACAATATATTCTTGAACATTAAGTTTTGAACTAAGTATCTCATACTCAATGGCTGCATAAACATACGCTTCAAACATCTTGTTTACTGTAATCAAAGAGTTGTCTCCTTGTTCCATACCATCGGACACATACTCAAGAATACAAGATAAACTTGACATCGATGAGTCAAAGTTAATAACTCCTGATTTTCTATCAATATTAAAAGTTGGATTAAAATTTGCTGTCTCTGTATTTAAACCATACGCAGCCCCTACATTTGCTTCAAAGTACCACATCCCATCATAGTTCCATCCTAATTGACCATTGAACTGATTGCCTTGGTTAAGATAAATACTCTTCTTTGTTCTAGCTAATCTTTCCAAGTCAATAGTTGAGTACTGAGGAGATAATGCGTTTCCATATTGGTCAAACAAAATTCTTCCCGTATTGTCTTGAAGATAAGCCTTTGATGAAAGTGTTTGAATATTCTCAGTTAAAGGTCTAAGCCAACCATCTTTGTATAAGGATACACGCACCCAATTGACATAGTCAGAAGGTAAGATGTACCTTAATGTGTCAGGAACAGTTAACTCTAATACTTTAATTTCTTTAAAAGCATCGTAGTTTAATTCCTGAATAGCACGCTTTGCGTGAAATAATATTTTATAACGTTCTTCGTTATTAACTAAAGAATGGTTTCCTGCATACATCAATAAAAAATTATTGACTATGTCAGTTAGGCTAATAAATTGATAAGACCCCCAATTGGCGTCCTCAGGTACTACACCTCCATTCTCATAATATTGATATTGTGATATATATGCCATCTTTTAAGGTTTAATTCTTTGCNTTGGTGATATTATGGGTTGTTGTTGCTGTTGCTCTTGAGCCATACTAAACTGAGTAACCTCTGTTTCACGAATAGATACACCACAATACTCTAATATTTTAGTTACTAATCTATATTCATCTGATATAGCCAACTCAAAGTCTTGATAATCATTTTGCGATTGGTCAAACACAGGCTCACCATTGGTAAGTGTTACATAGGTCCATTTTGGAACTGCAGGATACCTAAAATAGGTTGCTTGTACTTGTCCCTTATTACTTATAGTTGTAGGATAGAAAGTTAATTCTGAGCCTTGTAATGCGTAAATAGGAAACTCAATTGTTGGCGGTGTTAAATTTGAATTAACCAACAACGTAAGTTTACTGTTAATTACTTTTTCCGCTTGCACATTACTAGATGAAGAAAAAACTCCATAAGAGTTTCCTGAAGCTAAAAATATATTTGAGTCTAATGCTAATACTGTATTACTAACTACAGATGATACCGCAGAAACTAAACCTGTTGTAATATTGGTAACAACGTCACCTGCTGAGATGTCATAAGTAGTAAATAAAGCAGTACTATCAACTAACTGACTACTAACTACGGATGTATTTGTCCCTGTTTTCAATGTAACCGGTCTACACTTAATGTCTAATAACATATAAGTGTCATACCCTGTAGTTGCAGGCGTAGGCATTGAAAACTTATTAACAGCTATTTTTGTTAAATAGTCTGTTCGTAAAAAATACTCTAAAACTTCTGCTATTGGTTGTTCCATATCTGCATAATCTACACCCGCTAATCGAGCGTTTTCTGCATTTATAACACTATTATAATTATTAAAATACTCCTCATAAATTTCCATCTGTGCATTTTGAGCATACAGATTGAAATCAGAAGGAGAGATATATCCATAGTTGTTTTTATTCAACACAGACAATACCGCATTTCTTACTGAGTTTATCATTAGTTCTTTTTTACAAATATACATAAAAAAAAGAGGGCACAATCAGTACCCTCTCTAACCAATCAATCAATAACCAAGTATATCTACGCTAAAGTTGCTTCTAACATCTTTAGAGAATCTATACCTTCATCACTTTGTAAGAAATGGGCTACCATACTAAAAGGGTCTTCTCCAAAAGGAACCGACAACATCTTCTTTTTATTAGTAGCTGTATTAAACCATACTTCTTTCTCGCCATTTCTTAATACCAATAACTTGTTTTCAAAAAATGTACGGACTTTGGCTTGGAATTTTAATTCAGGGTCATTCAATATATTTAAAAACTCTCTTGGGTCTCTTTTAGCAAATACCAATATATCACGCTTTAACTCAGCAGTAGATACGGTAGATGGGTCTTTCCCAAACATCACCCTTGTTAGGGTTTCAATTTGGTCAAGTGTAAGCTGACGAGCCTCCACTAAGGCATCAACTTCAATGTTTAAATCTTCAACCTCAGCACTTGCGTCTTTTTCTTTGTCTATTTCAACAAAAATATTACCATTTAATGGATGGTAGAATAAAAACTGTTGCAGTACGGGGTTTGTTCTTGGCACTCTTAAGAACCCATCTTCAAAGATGATTGGTTCAATAATAGCATTCCCATCTTGCTCGTCCTCAAAAGGAGACTTCTGATTTATGGAATACCTAAGAGCACGGTTTTGGTTGTTTTTCTCGTCAAACCACATTAGTGGGAATCGAGGATGGTTTCTTGACGCTAACGTATATGATAGCGGATTACCTATTTTTAATCTGTAAACTTTATCTACAGAAGATATAACTTTTGACATTTTTATAAGATTTAATTTGATTTAATTTAAAAAAAGGAGAGTGTCTTTGAAGACACCCTCCAATTATATTTACCACCTATTATCCATAACGGAATAACACGAAGTTGTTAGCACCCAAAGTACATACGCAACGCTCAGAAAGGAAGTTAACCTCCATTGCATCTAAGTCGCTTGTAGCGGCACCACCGGCAGAACCTGTAATCCAAGTTTTGTATCTGCGGTCTTCAGCTTCAGAAGCACGGTAACGAACGTGTAAGAAAGGACGCTTAGCATTCTTTCCCATTATTTGGTCGTACACTGAAGTAGAACCTGCAGGAACCATTAAACCTGTAATAGTACCGGTTGCAGTTGCAGCAGCATTGCTTAAACCACCACGCATAGTTGGGTCATTTAAGTATTTCCAATCAGACTTGTAGAAATCGTAACCTCTACGGAATCCTGTGAAACCTAAATTTAACGCCATATCAACATCGTTATCGAAAAGACCGAATGAAGCTGATTGAGCAGCACCACCTGAAGTGTAACCGTTCAATTGAGCCAACATATTGTCAATATCGAAACTTAATCCACGATTTACGAATACTACGTTTTCTTCGATAGCACCTTGCTTATCTAAACGAGAAACGATAGAATCCCAATCAGCTAAAGTTGTTGGAGTACCACCACCCCAAACGTTACCACGATTGTTTACAACGTAGAAAATACCTTGAGAACCAATGTATCCCGCAGCCACGGCACCTGAAGATGCTGCAGCAGGAACTGCTTCAATCATTGCAGTCTCTAAGTAATCTTCAAAACGTAAACGAGTCTCGTGCTCTGATTTCAAATACCACAAGTATCCTGTAGCACCGTTCTCAGTAGTAACTTCAACCCANCCGATTTGAGCCATATCTGAACCATTAACCGCATACTTATCTTTAATGATAATAGGGTTGTTAGTGTAGATGTCATCTTCTGATTCTAATGAACCAACCATTCCGTTAGTTCCTTTCTTAAACTCAGAACCATAAATGAATACGGTACAAGCTGTAGAAACAGCGAATGCTTGACCTGCAGTCTCGTAGTAAGCTACTGTGAAAGTAGTTGCTGAAGGAACTGCGGTTACGATAGCCTTGTTGAAAACACCTGATGAGTTGTTTTGAATCATCAAAGTTTGTCCAACACGAATAGCGATGTAAGTCACACCGGTATCAGCTACAGTGAAAGTCGCTGTTGAAGCGGCTGCTGCTGCTGCTGAAGTACAACTTGTGTACTTGATGTGTAAACGTCCTTGTTCTGCCCATTTGATTTGGTCAGAATTAGAAGGCATCTCTGCTCCTACCATACGTAAGAAAGATGCGATTGTTCTATTACCATAACGCTCAAATTCTTTTTCATAAGTATCGGGAAGATACTGATTCAAGAAATCGAAGTTGGTAATGTAGTTTGTTTGTAACGCTACCTGTTCTGCAGAAGGCTGCAGGGCGAAGGTAGGGGAACTTAAAAGTGCACTTGCCATTTTTTTAAAATTTTAATTGTTTATATTTTTTTCATACTGCGTATTTTCAGGTTTCGTCCTGAATCAGGGTTTAACGCTTTCACCTGCATTCCATTCGTTGATTTGCTAACCTCGGGTGCTTTACGCTCTGACATATTGATGTTTTTGGTTTTACGCATTACATCTTCAGTAGCATCAGANANCCCTTGTTCATAAAAGAATTTAGCAAATTTGTCAGGATGCATTGCTATCGACAANGACCTATGATAGCCTGCTGCGTCTTTCATCAAACCTTGCCCATCTAAGAACTTGTTAATAAAGTTCTGTGGTGTAGCTTGGTTCTTCTTTAACTCACTAGCGTCTCCGGGAGCAAACGTGAACTTCTTGTCATTAACATTGAACTCAAAACCTTTGAACTCTCCGTTAAAAACATCGTTCGTCTTTTGGTCAAACCATTGACGTTTACGATTGTTCTCCTCTTCTATGGTCTTTGCCTGTTGGGTATATTGCTTATAGCTATCGTATATTTCTTTCTCCTCATTTGGAATAAATGCCGTTCTTGACTCAAGGGGCATTTTGTATTGTTCCTTTTGGGAAGTGAAATATTTCTTAGCTTCAGCAAGAACTTTCTTTTTTGCGATTTTTGCCTTTTTAACGGTTGACTCATCATCTAAATCAGTGTCAAACTTGTACTCATCCATTAACGTCTCAATGTCATCACTATCAAGACCTTCCTGTGTGGAAGAAAGGTATTCTTTAAGGAGTTGGTCAGGACTCATTGTCTCAAAGTCTTTATTTAACTTTAAAAAATCGTCAAACCCACGTCCCGTATCCTTTTTATATTTCATATAAGCAGCTACATCTTCAGGCAATGGCTCAGCTTCTTTACGCTCAGCTACCAATTCATCCAATGAATTTATCTGCTTGTTATATCTTTTACCAATATATGAAAGAACATCTTCATCTTTTAAATCAACACCTGCAGGTACGGGGTCTATTATAACCTCTTTATCTGCTTCATTATTTTCTTGATTTAACGACTCTTCGTGTTTATCAAGTAACTGCTTCTCTACTTCTTGAACGCTTTTTGTTTCAAGCATTTCTACGGCTCTAACTTTATATTCCATTTGATTTGATTTTATTTATACAAAAATAGATAAAAATTTCGACATTTTAACGAGGCTCAAATTCGGCTAAATCAAAACCATCCAAGCTATCCTCATTTGATTCAAAACTTATTGGAGGTAGATTGTTCTTCCTTTGATTAATTAATTTAGATTGTTCTGTATTTTGTTGGCTAATCCTTTTGCCTTTAGCATCCTCTTTTGTTTGCTCTCTACTATTCATATTACTTGTCTCCATACCACGAATCTGCATATTATAATCAAACTCTTCACGCATTAGATAAGATTTCATCTCTGCTTCTTTCTCCATTTTTTGAATATCAAAAGCTACCTCTGCTTGTTTAATCTGCATCTTAGACCTTGTCTCCAAGTCAATCTTTTGCATTGCAACCTGTCCTGCCATCTCTTGAGACTTCAATTGTTGCTGAGCAATCATTGCTTGCTTCTGCATCTCATTCTTCTCTAAACGCTCTTGCGTCTTAATACGCTTCATCTTAAGTAATTGATTAGCAAGTTTAATGTTGCGAATCTCACGTATGTCAATTGCATCTTCAAGGTTAATATCACCTTTAGATAANGCCATTTGGATATTGCCTTCTAATTGTGCCTTTTGTTCTTCATCAGGTGAAACCTCAATGAATATACCAAAGTCATAAATATATAAGTCTTTTATCTCCTCTAATATAGATACGTTGTACTTACCAATTTGGTTTGCAAACTCGTCTTTAAAATCAGCATATTGCAAAATGTCAGCAACCCTGTAAGTCAAAGCCTCTGCTAATGAACGATAAACATATAAAGAACCATCAAGGATATGTCTTGTAGCTGTATTAGAATTTAATGCAGCCATCTTTTGTAGACCAACTAATGAGTTAGGGTCAGGATTAGAACCATCTCTCGCTTCGTTAAGACCGGTCACAGACCTAATCATATCAACGTAGTGGTTCATATTTGTAATCAGCATTTGCGTTTTAGCAGCACCTGAGTTAGAGTTTAACTGAGTGATAGGCACTCTTGCATTGTTAAAGTCACCATCTTGAGTAAANCTNCNTCCAATTACACTACCCGTTTGGAAGTATAATCTTAAAGCGTCCTCAGGATTATATGCGTTACCCGTACCTAAGTCAATTTCG